CCGCATCTCCATTCATCTTGTCGTACTTCTTCTGGATATCGCTGATATCCGGAGTCGGTTCCGGTAACTCCACATCCACATAGAAACCCGAGACCTGAAGTTTGCGGACTTCATTCGGGGTCTTCTTCATGACATGCGTAGCACGTTCGCAGGTGTACAGATCCGGGGTTCCATACGAAACCACGAAATCCTCTGCGGGAACGAAGATGGAAGTGGGTCTTCCGAGATTCGGATCAAAGTACGCTTTGCGGAAAGCCGATCCGGCAATCGCCAATGAGAACAGCATCTTCTCCGTTTCGGATCGATACTCGCTCATGTTCTCGGTCAGGAGATAGTTTAAATAGTCCTGAACGCGCATGGCCTGTTGCATACGCTCTGGGGTCTGTTGACCCAAGATCTTCGTTTCAACGGGGCCTTTAGCCGGGAAGATTTCCTGAATCGACTGTGCTTGGAAGCGAACCACCGCCTCTGAGAGCATCGGGTGGAACACGCCACAAGCGCCATCCCATGGCTGGGTTCGCTGTTCGATCTTCAATCCGAGAAGATCCAGACCTTTCATGTAGGTCTGTTCCCATTCTTTACGGGAATCTTTGTCTGCATCAAACAAGGCCACCAGTTCCGTGGCCATGTTCGATAGGGTGTTGTCGTCGAGGTACTGGGCTAGGTTGTCATCATGGGCGGCGGCTTGCTGCTCGGGTCCGAGTTGCAATTCCATCCCACCATCGGGAAGTTCCACCATGATGGAATCGTCCTCCGGTGGGAGAACCGAGATTTCCATCCCCTGCCCTTGGGTTATGAAGGGCATCAATGCACGATCAACCGCCACGTCGAATCTCCTTAGAGATCGGTGAACTTGCCGCCTTTCTTGGCAGCGCCCATCCCACGAGCAGTGCCCTTGGTTCCCGGAACCATAGAGCCACCGTACATCTTAACCGGACGCTTGGCACCCGCGACCATCGCCGCTGCACCAATGCCCGACATCTTACCTTTGAGTTTGTCCTTGGGCTGCTTACGGCTCTTGGGAGCCATCGCCTTGTCGGACATTTCAGTGCGACCTTTCATTAGTAATACTCCACTTTGCGTCTATAGACGGGTTCATCTTGAGCATCTGACTGCAGAGAAATAAATCCTCCACGCCGATATCTCAGAAGAGCCTGCGTTCCTGAGTCTACATAGTCATCATGCTCCCCGGCGGGAAATGATGCAAATTCTTCTACGACTTCTTCAGCAAATCGGGTTTGGGGTCTCCAGATCTTTCCACTCGCAAAGAGATCAGCCACCGCATTCACACGAGCAATCTTGTCATTACCCCGAGATGGGGTGTATTCAGCGACTGGTATACCCATCGCCCTTAATTCAAAAATCAAAGGGGTTCCAGCAGCCTTGGCTTCGACGATCAAGGTCTCCGGTTTCCAGTATTGATAGAGTTCGTAAGCCCGTTTCTTCAGGGTCGGGAACTCCATCTTCTCTTTCAAGGCATCCATCAGGATGAGATTCGGTTGCATGACCCCGTTCTGGTCTGGATGGTAGAAAACCCCCCAAGTGGTACAGGCGGAATAGTCGGCGCGTTCCTTTTTCAAGAAAGCGGTGTCCCATGACTGGATCAAAAACTGACACTGCGGTGGGTTTCTCTCTTCCCAGACCTTCCACCACTCGCGTTTAATCAACGCACCTTCTTCGGAGGTGGGATCTTGCTGGTACTGGGCCTGCCATTTGTGAATTGGGATTTCGTTGCGGATGGCTTCCAGTTCTGGAAGGGGCCAGAACTCGGGCCAGAGGGGTTGGCCTGAGGGCATGATGGCTGGGAACTCAATCACCTCCCATTCATCGACCCCTTCTCGCATGGCAGAGGCTTTTAGTACCTGACCCACCAAGTCTCTCTTCGACCAACGGGTACAAATGACGACAATGGCCCCACCCGGCTGGAGACGCTGACGGGGTCCGGAGGTGTACCACTCGTAAGCATGGTCAAAGACGGTCGGATCAGCGGACTGACCCTCTTGTTCATCATGGGGGTCGTCAATAATCAGCAAATCGGCACCCTTTCCGGTCACCGCACCGCCGATACCGATAGCGAAATACTCCCCACCCTTGGAAGTAGACCAGCGACCGGCTGCTTTGGAGTCAGCCCGGAGTCCCACATCCGGGAAAACGCTGTGGTAGTCCTCAGAATCCACTAAGTTTCTGACTTTTCTACCAAAACCCACCGCGAGTTCTGCAGTGTGGGAGGTCTGAATGACCTTTTTGTGTGGGAACTTGCCCAAAAACCATGACGGAAAGAGATAAGACCCGAATTCTGACTTGGTATGCCGAGGCGGCATGCAGATGATCAGCCTTTTCAACTTACCTGAGGCGATTTCTTCAAACTTCTCACCCATGATCCGGTGATGTCTGCCCGAAATGAACCCCGGCCACATCCTTTGCACGAACGGAATGAACTTTTCCCGACATTCTTCCTTGGATTTAGCGGATTCGTACTCGTCTAGGAGTTTCAGAATCTCTTTTTGCTGGTCAAACGGTAACTGTTTGACTTTATTCAGGATTTCTGGGGTTATGTTCACTCAGAAGAGACCTCAAAATACAGGGACAATAGCCCCCTATTGAGCATATTGTATTCATCCTGCGTCTCTCCAAGAACTTATCACTATCTATATCCGCTGGGACACCCTTTGGAGTGTCCCATGCTAACACTCACACAATCTTTAAACTTCATGCAGTCTGTAAACTGGTCCGATTTTAGCATATTTATATCCTAATGTCAATAGAATTTTCTAAAAATTTTGCAAAAAATTTTTCGGAACAGGCTCTGACACGAATATCTAGAAAAATCCCCCGCACAGACATCACTGTATCAGTGTTGCGAGGAAACAACAGTAGTGGAAAGTAGTGGGATCATTTGAGGGAAATCGCATGTATAGCAGCCATGGTGCGTCGCGCGCGCTCAGGGGGGTGCGGGTGCGCGATAAAACCGCGCGTGTGAGCGCGTTTAACCCCCGTGGGCGTGCGTTAGAAAACCGTGTGCGTGTGCGCGCTTCTACTGCAGCGCATGACCCTCGTCGTTTACACGCTCGACAGGCGCTGCAGAAGCACTGGGAACTGCCGCCGTGGAAGGCGGCTGCAGCATAGACGCTAGCCGTGCCTCCAGTTCAGCAGCGACCAGTGACGCAGGACGTTCCCGGTGATCCTCGACAACGTCCCGGTACAGGCCGCATGCCTTGCCCAGTAACTCTGCGGCTCTCAACTGGGAACTGGTCGCAGACTCGTCACCCTTCGACCACTTGCGGAGCAGGGAGACGAGCATATCGCGATCTGAAACGGTCGTGACCTCCACTATCCTGCGCTTTTCTGCCGCCAACGCCTCCATGCATGCCTTGACCTTGCCGTCCACCATCAACTCTGCCGCACGTCGCTGCACACTGGCTGGCTTCATGTTCTCTGCGTCATACGAGTTGCGGTAAGCCTCAGCGATGCCCATGCCGTTGATGACATTCTCGGCGAATTTACGCTGTTTTGCAGTCAACCCGTATTCATCTGTCATGCCTGCCATGGTGCGCTTTGCCCTTGTTTTGCAGTGGTTTCGATAATCTTTGATCATGTATAGACCATGATCGCTCACCGAATCCTACGTTCCGCACCGTTTAGACGCAAATTTTTTTCGCTCGTAAGTGCTTGAATTGATTGTGGTTCTGTAAATGTGTGTGCGTGTAAACGAAAAAAGTTGTTGACAAGTGATCATGTAATCCGGAGAATGCGCAGCACTGGCCCCCCAGACAGGCCAAGCCGCTAGGTGAAAAACAAAGGTTCTGGTGTCGGATGAGCGCAAGCAGCCCGACGGTTCCCGCAAGGGGAATCCGGCCTAAAGCAGCGGTGTAGTCGTAGGGTTGAAGACGATGACCGACATCTCGCGAGTCGCCCGACAATGTGACGCTGCCCAATCTACCGGGAAGCCTTGATTCAGTAGAGCGCCCTCGCTGAGGACGCTGCACTGAGTCACACACAACAGGAGAACAGTCATGAAGTCGCTTGAAAAACTCATCAAGTCCATGCCAACCGAAATCGACATCTACGACAAGGTTGTTGCGCCTCCCGCTTTCGTTCGGGAAAACGACTGGGGCCGCAAGCAAGTCATGCTGAGTGCGGAAGAATCAGAGTCCTACCTCTTCGCGGACTACTACGGCGAGTTTCGCGGCGGTTACCCGTGGATTCACCCAGCCCTTGAAGCATGGGCGAAGGATCGCGGGTTCTACTGGGAATGGGTAAACCCCGGCGTAGTCGCCCTGCAAAAAATCTAACAGGTCGAAACGCCGCGAGGCGTATGCGGGTGATTCCCGCACTGATGAGACCAACAACAGGAGAACAGCATGAAAATCATTCTCGTCGCTTGTTTCCAATATCTCGCCATGATCCAGATGGGTCTTGGCGTTCTGATCGCCGCTGAGTCTGGCGGTGTCGGCATCCCCTCGCTGATCGCGGTAGCAGCCGCGCTCGTTTGCCTTTTCTCAGCCAATGAGGTGTCCAAGTCATGAGCAACGAACAACGTCCCGTCGCCTTCCGCTACCTCGACTCACTTCGCGACTCCGGTCGCATCAACATGCTCGGCGCTGCACCGTACCTCGCAGAAGCCTTCTGCATGAGCAGGAGCGAGGCGCGTGAAGTGCTGCGTCAATGGATGGAATCGTTCAAATCGGAGGCCGTATGAAATACAAATATATTCGCAATGATATCGCAGACGGTACGCACCGGGTTCGCGCCTACCGCATCGAACGTGGCCGCACCCGCTACGTTCTGGAGCGACTCAACGCCAAGTATGGATGGCTGACTGTTCCAGCCCATGGCAACACGCTGCGGCTTGCCGTCCGCGACTTGCCGCACCGCTACGACATGACCCTCGGCGTGGTCTATGAC